TTGAATGGAGTCTATGAATGTTGAATGGAATTTATTTATTTCTCTTGCTTCTCTTATTAGTTGCGCTATCGGGTTATCACAGTTTACTAACCAGTTTTGCGTAAAACTAGGCTCATCACTTTTTGCAGTTCTAGGATATTCAACACCAATTCTGTCAAATACTTGAGCCACTGAACGTGCAGCCCAAATGTCTACATCTAAAGTTGTTTCTTTTTTTATTTTTCCTAAGACAATAGATTCTTTTTGTTTGAATTCTTTTTTTAAACCTGCTGCCTTCTCTTCATCAACTCTTATACCTCTCATACGAGTATCTATTAGTATTGGTAACAGTTCCATTTCCATTTCCCATACATCATTTAAACTCTGTTTTGTAATTTCGTTTTTAAAATGTTGCCAAAGTTTCAAAGTTAAAGCTGCATCTTGCTCAGCATAAAAACCTACGTACCCTGCAGGTAACTTCCACAGGTCTGCCTTAGGATCTATTCCCCACTCTTTTGCTTTTTCATTTAAAAAAGTTTCATTTTTTAATTCACCCAAATAATCTTTAGCACATGCATTTAAACTAAAACTAAATCTATTCTCATTTACAAGAGCTGCAGCAATCATGGTATCAACAATTGGTCCGTTAATATTAAATCCATTTATTTTTAACCAACCAACATCATAACTTGCATTATGAAAAATTTTAGTCGAAGGAGTATTTAAAACATCTTGCATCCAAGCAGTTGTAATTGCCAGATCCATGTTACCTCCAGCATCATGTTGAACAGGAAAATACCATTGTTGGCCAAGAGCTGCTACTGCAAAACCTATTATAGCTCCATCAAATGTTGCCCAGCCTGGACCTTTAGTTTTTATGTTTGGATCTTTTGTTTCTAAATCAATAGCTATCTCTTTTGCTTGAGATAGATCTGGATATTCAGATGGGCATACCCAATCGGAGTCGTTGTATATAAAATTAAGCTGGTGTGTCATTTCTAAATAATAAATTACCTGACATTGTTATTCTTTCTCCTTCGCTAAAAAAAGGATATACACAATGATTTAACTCAGATTTAAATATTAATCCTGTCTTCTCCCAAGTTTTGTCAACTTCAAAAGTTTGTTCCTTAATTCCACCTCTTATATCCGAGTGTGTATACAAAAAACTTAATTTACCTGACATATCTCCATTTGAGTTGACTCCTGGAGACAACAATTTCTCCTCTGCATTTGTAAATGGTATTTGTAAAAATAAAATAAAACTAAAAATACCACCGTGATTGTGTATAGGATTAAACTCATACTTCTTTTGATAATTTACCCAGAAATTTTGTAGCATTAAATTTAATGGATTAGGATGAAAAAGTTTTAAATTTTTTACATAAGTAACTAAGGGTTCAATTTTAGATAATTCTTTTATAATGAATGGTTCTACAACGTCACAATATTTTAATAACCCATATTCTTCTACCATGTTTCCTGCTAAACTTGAGTTATATTTTACAGACTTATCCTTGGAAATTTCTAATAATTGTTCATAAATGTTTTGTGTTATATTAAATTTATAAATCATTTTTTCTTTGTATCTTTTAACTTAAGTATTTCTAAATCACAATAGTGTTTGATTTTCTCCAAATCTTCTATTGCAGAATTTTTAAATTTATATCTACATACGTATTTAATAACGTTACCTTGAAAAAAAGAGAGATCATTTTTTGATATAAATTCATATGGTTGAATGAAAAAATGTTTATAGTGAGATCCTCCAATTTGTTTTTCTTGAGGGAATGCATCCTCAAACATATCTTTATCTGTCATAATTTGCCTCGTATAGTTTAAAATATTTTCCTAATGGAAAATTATATTGATGATAAGTGCCTAATAAATGTAGGGTTTGCTTAGATCTGGTGGCACCCGTATACCAAACTCTAAGCTCTTTTACTTTCTCTTGTAAATTTTTTTTATCAAAGTGTGATGGAAAATTACATTTACTTGCTAAGACAACATTATCAGCCTCACCACCTTTTACTTGATGTATTGTATCTATAATTATTTTAGGTGGCTGCATTAGATCTACACCCTCTTTCATTAATTTATCGAAATATTTTTTATCTTTATCTTTAAATTTTCTTTTAAATACTTGATTCCAAGTGCCTTTTTCGTCTCGCATACCACACCTTAAATGTAATTCATCAAATGTAAACACTTGATTTGGATGAGCAAAACTCCATCTTTTACTGTCCGCTGACCGGTATCCGTGATCTATGTTTAATAAATACTCATACATCACGCAGGCTTCCTCTCTACTAATACTACCGCCCTCACAAATTTTTTTCCAATACTCGATAGCTAAAAACTGATTCGGATCAAATGATTTGTTACCTTTTACATCTTGATAATACAAAGATAGGTTACGTGCCTCCTGCTGCAGCTCTCTCTTTACATCATTTATTCTAGCAAGGACCATCCAAGATCCCGCTAGATTGAAAGGTATTTTTTTTAGTGCAGTCCATCTATAAATAGAACCGTCTTTACCGTTAGAGTGAAATTCTTTCTGAACTCTGTTATCTCCCATACTATTTAGTAAACATTTGGAAAAGAAATGTATGTTTTTGTTTAATCTTACTGATTTTTTTAACACCAAAGCTCTACCTGGAAAGCTTTGAAATAGGTCAACATCTGCACCATTCCATTCGTATATTGCCTGGTCATCATCTCCAGCAATATAAACTCTTTCAACAGCTCCTGCAATTTTAACAATCATATCCCACTGTAAAGGAGTAAGATCCTGAGCTTCATCGACCATTAAAACTTTAAAAGGTATGACTAAACCATCAGTTATGTATCTCTCAACCATGTCCGTAAAGTCTAATCTGTCCGGTGTCCGTTGTCCTGTAGGAGTTTCCATGCTTTTAAATTCTTCGTAACCTGCGATGATAGATTTAAACTGCTGAAGTCTGACTGACTTTCTGGCTTGTTGTTTGTAAAGTGAAACAGGATCTACTTTCATATTTCTAGCCCTGTCGTAAATTTGTAAAGACCAATTGTTATAAACTTTTTGATCATCCCAAGTATCTTTATAACCTATCTTAACAGTGCCGTATTGAGTATGAAACATTAACAAATCTGCTTTAGGATCTAATACAGGTATCTCTGCAAATTGTTGTCTAGCCAAACTATGTAACGTTCTAAAATATTTAAAAGCATCTTCATCATATCCTTTAAATTTATTTCTAACTCTAGTTACACATTCATTAACTGCCTTGTTTGTAAAAGAGACATAACAAATTTCATCTGGTGAATAACCTTTTTCTAAATAACGTTTAACACGCTTTAATAAATTTTCTGTTTTACCTGTGCCTGGGGGTCCAAATATTTTAATTGTCTTCCCACGCAGCTTTTGGTTTATTGAATTTGACATCTTTATTCTTATGCTCTGTTTGTTTTGGTAGACTTACGACCCAATGTCTGCTGCTTATGTTTTGAAATTTCTTTTTAGGTTGTGCTCCACCAGTTTCTAAAAATCTTGTACACTCCTTTTCGTTCCAATTGTATCCCATTTTTTTCATGAATGATCTAAAAGTTTCTAATTTAAATCTCATTTCGGTCTCGTCCCTCCAGATGTTACCAGAATCAATTTGATCAAATTCTGTAGTATCTTCTACATCCTCGAGGAATCTTGACATCCTAGAATTAAATACATCTTCTCGTTCTTCATGTTCGTCATAACCTTCCATGTCTTGCTTGTTAGTAATTAATTCATCTAACCAATCTCTGTATGGATCTGGATCTCTTTTAGATGGCTTCAAAGGTCTCCAAACAATATCATAATTTAAAAGCTGCTCTCCTAATAATTGTTGTTGATATAATTGTTTTGTTGAAAGTCTAATTGATTTACCCTGAATAGGTAAAATCCAATAAGGTTCTGGATACGAGTTTACTTTTAAAAGTTTCCCAACTTCAGGCAGAGCTTCATTAGCTCCTATTCCTAATTTTCTTTTTATACATTCAGAGGATACGCAATGCATCCTAGCAATTGATGTCTTACATTTGTAAGTGTATTCTTTATTTTCAACACCTTTAAAAATTGCTTGTAGTTCTTTAGGATGTAATTTTTCAGAACAAACCTTAGTCATCATATCTCGTGTCCATTCCTCATACATTACAGGATCTGGATTAATTTTTTTGGCCAAGACTGCTACGTTAAACATAGCATCATTTCTTCCTTCCCCTTTTTGTACTTGATTTTTCATAAAGTTTACTACGCAGGGCGGATAATCTTTTGTTTCATCATCTTGAAATATTTTTATTTTTTTAAAAGCTGCTGGTGTTAATCTATATTTAGATACGAAAGAATATAATTCTTGAATTTTTATAGAGTTACATTCATCATCCATTGCAACTCTTGTAGGTAGTTTAGCATTTTGATAAGGAAGATTTACAAAATTACCTTTTCTTTTATCATCCCATTTTTCAGGAGTAAGATCTACCTCATCTTGCGCTGGAAAAATATCTGTTGTTGTATCATTAATTCCTAAGTCTGAAGCTATTTCAATTAATTTTTTTCTCATAGAAGATGCAGGAACAACACCTTCAATAAATAAAATTAAATGGAGTCCGTTGGATTTTGATCTGAATGGGACGAGTGGGTATTTTCTTTTACGAATAATGGATATAAGGTCTTGA